CCTTCTTTTACGCTTAGTTTTGTTTGAAATTTGCTGGGAAAACCGTCAAAATGGGGTCGGGGGTCCGGTAGCACTTCAGTTTCTTACCTGCGAGAATGACTGCATGACTCAGCTGTTTGAAGATCCGGGTCATACGCGTGCCGACCTGAACCTCCTCACTCGATCGCTGGTCGAAAAGTGGGATATTCCTTCTGAGCTTCTGCAGAAGCTGCCGTTGATTCTTGGTAAGATTGCTGTGACCGGCAAGCCGCGCGAGCAGATTGCGGCAGCGAAGAACCTGATGCTGATGAAGCAGTACAACGACGAGATTGATTCACCCAAAGCACCGTCTCAGACCAGCATCAACGTAGGAGTTGCCGTTGACAACCGGACTCACAGCGGACGAGATCGACTGGCTGAGATCGCTGCCCGAATCACAGCTCGAAGACTGGCTCTCGGATCATCCGATTGAGACCGTTCAGGAGATCCTTCAGCAGGTCTTCTCGGATGATGGGGGTGATCTACTCGAGGGAAACTACGCTGATGAGCGTTCGGCACGCAATGCCGCGGTGATCAATGCCCGGACTGCTGCTGCTCAGGAGTTGGGACCGCTTCCCGGGGTGGCTGATCAGAGTCGGCGTGATGCGACAAGCCGCAGTAACATACTGTTCGCTGACACATATTTCGCTCCGACTTTCTATATCCCGTGGGCGCCGTACCAGCGGTCGATGATGAATCGCTTCGAAGCGGTTGTGCTTGAAGGTGGCAGGGAGTGCCATGCAGTCAGGCGAGGTGGGCTGAAGTCGACCTGCGCTCGCGTCTCGACTCTCTGGGCTGTGGTCAATGGTCATCGCCGGTTCCCTGTTCTGGTCGGTGCGACGGATGGCAAGGCGGCTGAGCACAGGGAGAATCTATTCTCACTGATGGCTTCGTCGGAACTACTGCTGCAGGATTACCCGGAACTGCTGCCACTGATCCTGAAGTGGAAGCAACCGAAAAAGCAGTTTCGATATCAGGGGCGTCTGCTGACCGTCCACCCGAAGGATTCTCACGGAAGGATCATCTTCCCGGATATTCACGAATCGGTCTCCTGTGAGGCTCACGTGGCCCCGTATTCGATCAATTCAACAGGGGTCAGCGGGCTGAGCTTCGTCGATCGATTCGGGGTCACGATCCGGCCTGACCTGCTGGTCTTCGATGACGTCCAGACACCTCAGTCGGCGAAGAGTCCGCTGATGACTGAGGAGCGTGAAGATTGCGTCACGAAGACGTTCTGCGGTCTGGCTGGTCTGGGCGAGAAGATTTCAGCGATCATGGTTGCGACAGTCCGGGAACATGACGACCTCACAGAGCGGTTCCTCAGTCGCGCGAGGCATCCTGATTGGAACGGGGAGAAGTATCCATCGATCATCCGGATGCCGGATAACATGGCTCTCTGGGAATCCTATGCGGTCATGCTGGGACAGGGTGCGACACCCGAAGACGGCAAGAGGATGGCACAGCAATTCTATATCGCGAACCGTCATGCGATGGATCAGGGTGGTGTGGTTGCGTGGCAGGAAGACAAGCTGCCGGATGAAGTGTCTGCCCTTCAATCGCTGATGACGATCAGGGCGCTTGATCCGGGGTTCTTTCGATGCGAGATCCAACAGGAAGGCGATACCCCGGTCAACACTTCAGGCGTGCGGCTGGAAGCGAAGGATCTTCTCACTCGATTTTCCGGGATGCCTCATGGTACGCTTCCGGACAAATCGACATACACAGTTGGCTTTATCGACTCTTCAGACCAGATCCTGTGGTCAATGGTGTGTGCGTTCAATTCCGATTTCAGCGGGTATATCGTCCGGTACCGAACGTGGCCTGATCAGGGCAGACCAGTGTTCTACAAGTCTGATCTTGTCCGGAAGATCAGTGATGAAAAGCCGGGAGTGTCATGGGAGGAAGCCTTCGTCCATGCACACAACGAGCTCGAACGGGAGTTGTTCGAGCAGTTCCCCGATATGAATCTGCTGTTGAAGGACTGGTCTGACGGGGGACACATGCCATTGATCCGATCACAGATTGCAGCGAGTCAGCAGAGAAGCCGGATGAGACCGGCAAAGGGATTTGCCCCGAAGCCTGGGCGGAAGCCGATTCATCTCTGGGGTGATCAGCTGCGTGATCGATCAGGCACAGGATGGATTGAGCGCCGGACAGAGCAGCCGAACCATATCCAGTTCGATGCGAACATCATCAAGAGTATGGCGGCTCGTCGCCTGCTGACTGCCGTCGGGGCACCGTCTGCAGTGATGCTGCCGGGAGTCAATGAGAGGGAGAATCGATTGCTGGTCGAACACTTCACCGCAGAACGACCGATTGAGGTCACATACGACGGATCAACGGCAGTCCGCTGGAATCAGGTCCCGTTCCGAGACAATGACTGGTGGGACTGCTTCTGCGGCTGCGTGACTGCGGCTGCGTCTCTGGGCTGCAAGCTGCCGGGAGACAATCCGACTCAGAAGAAAGTCAGAACCTTCACCCTTCCGGGAGGCGTTAGAAATGCGTGAGTTCATCCTTCCGGGGTCCGGCCTCAGGTGCGGTGAGTGCAACTCGATCCTTCCGATTGTCAATCGGACTATCAAGACTCCGGGCTTCGTGACACGCGAGCGCCGGTGTCCACATTGCGGCAAGATCAACACGACATCCGAGCGAGTAATAAACACCCGGAACAAAAAAGGGAAGTTCTCAGATCCTCGGGATTGACTTCAGAAATACATATACATATCTTTGGACGCGTCGCCTGGTCAGAGGTGATTTAGGAAATAGATTCCTTGCTGGTGAACACAAGCACCAGCAGGCAATTAGAACCCGCTCAGGCACTGACCAGCCTGAAGCGGGTTCTTTTTTTGGGAGGTCTTCACAATGAAAATGATCGAATGGGCAGAAGATGTAAACGCAGGCAGGATTCTTGAGAAGAACAACCTGAAGCACGAGATGGCAGTGATTCCAGCGTCAATGATTGACGTTGATCGATCACGTCAGAATCATGCTCGTGCCAGATCGCTTCTGGATGAAGTCGCAGAAGACTATCTCGATTCAATGAAGTCCGGAGACATCTTCCCGGCAATCGTTGTTGCTAAGATAAACGGAGTCGGCAAGTATGTCATTGCTGGCGGGAATCACAGGCACGATGCTGGCTTGAGACTTGGCCTGACTCACTTTACTGCTCACGTAATCAGCGACTGTTCGGAAGCTGAGTTTAGTTTTCTCGGATCGGAATTGAACACATACGTCGGACAGAGAGAGGATCGAAAATCAAGGGTAGCAACTGCGGCTTCGCTTGTGCTGGCTGAGAAGATGAGCGCTAAAGAGGCTGCGAAAATATTTCGGGTGCCATCAGGCTTCGTCAACACAAAAGTGCGAGAAGAGAAAGTCCACGACTCCGCTAAAAAAATCGGGTGGTCGACTAAAGATTTTGGGTGCGAAATCCTCTCCTTGTTGTTTCCTGTTATTGCTGACGCAGTTTTGTTTCCGGCGGCAATCAAGCTCGCAAAAACAGGTTGCTCCGGACGGGATTTTCGTCAGATCATGAAAGACGTCTGGACAAAGGGAACCGAAAAGGAGAGAGAGGAATTTATTGGCAACGCAATCGAATCGAGACGTAAGGTCTCTGCCGGTGGCAGAATAGCCAACCTTCCGAAAAGGGCGAGGCTCCTTTCCTCTGTGACGGCAATGGAATCACTGGCGATGCCGGGGGCCACTCTTGAACGGCTTCAGATTACCAAGGATGAACTTGGCGAAATCATCGTTCGGCTTAAGGGTGTGAGTGAAAATCTCATTCAGATATTTGACGAGGTGTCTGAATGAAAACGGACAACAACGAGGAACAGCAAGAGGAAGATTCAGAAGACAGGCGACCAAAGAAAGTTCGCTACCCCTGGCTTCGTGAGGCGTTTGCTATTGCCAGCCAGTTGCTTCCGTTGCCGGTTGATGACTTGAAGACAGCTCTCTCCAGAAAGCTCACTCCGCGTGCCGTACAGGCTCTTGTCGGTATAGACGGATGTAGATGGCGAGCAGCAACCATGACCGTCAATGTGATGAAGAGGAACCGATCGATTGAGATTGTTGATGGGATCGTCAGTCGGCATCCCCTGTATCGGGGGGTGTCTACTGCGGCTGATGTTCTGGATCAACTGAAGTTAAAGAAGAGTCTTCTTGAATCAGAAGTTGCTGAAATTGGTCGGTTCACAAAAAGCACAGTCAGCAATTATCGGAAAGAACTGATTTGGATTGAATGGATCAAAGTCACTGAACTGACTTATGGCGGGATAATGTGGAACTGGATCGGGCCTGAAGATGCCGAGTGGGCCACAGTTCACCGCGCGCGAAAAAGCAGATTAAGCAAAAATCAATCAACAAAAAAACAGTAGAGGATAGTGGCTGCGGGGTTAGTGTAGCGGTAACACACTTTTGGCGTGACGCCTAGAGACGAGGGTTCGAATCCCTTACCCCGCTTTTTACGAACGACGGCATTCACCGGGTTGCGGCCGGTGATGGATAGGTCGGCCCATTACTTGAAGGCGGTCAGGGAAACCTGATCGCCTTTTTTTGTTGATGTCACATATAGCATTCGTCGATTGCTGGCACTCCGGGCGCTTCGCATACTGCCCCGCATGACAACGCCAGCAGAACAACTCGCGATTGAAGCCACCAAAGCAGCGTCTGTTTCCAACGACGGTGTCTCGGTCTCTCGTCGGTCCCTGACGGAACTGATGGAGTACGAGAAGCATGTTGCCGGGAAGGCTGCTGCGTCCGCTTCTCCGAATGCAATGCTTCGCAGCATGACTTCCAAGATTGTCGCTCCGGGAGGTCGGTAATGGTCTGGCCATTCACCCGGAAAGCGAAGCCTGAACCCCGCCAGATCAAAGCGACGTTCGACGTTGCGCAGACCACTGCTGACAACCGGAAGCACTGGGGGAATGCCGATGGGCTTTCTGCCCGCGCTTCTCTGAGTCCTGCTGTCCGGCGAGTGATCCGACTCCGAAGCCGATACGAGGCTGAGAACAACTCTTGGTACTCGGGCATCCTGCGAACTGCAGTCAATCACATCATCGGGAATGGTCCTCGTCTCCAGCTGATCAGCAATAACGCACAGGCGAATGCTCGGATCGAACTTGCATGGCGGGAATGGTCTCGGAAGATCGACCTTGCCGACACGCTGCGCACGGTCTGTGAAGCCTACTGGCGTGATGGCGAAGTCTTCGTCATGCAGGCGAGTCGACCGAGCAACTACCCGATGGTTCTTGACCTCCGGCTGATCGAAGCTGATCAGGTCCAGAGTCCGTGGAACCATCCGTACGACGACGCCTTCTGCGATGACGGGATCAAGTTCGACAAGTCGACGAACGAGATTCAGGTGTACGTCTTCGACAATCATCCCGGAAGCAACACCCCGAATTCAACCATCAGCGGCGAGTGGTATTCATCGCGGCGGGTGCTGCATCTGTTCCGGGCTGATCGTCCTGGGCAGACTCGCGGGATTCCTCGCGCGACGCCTGCACTGCAGATCCTTCCGATCATGCGACGTCAGGAACTGGCAACGCTGTATTCGGCAGAGACCGCAGCGAACTTCGCCATGTACTTGAAAAGCAACTCGCCTGCGATTGATCCGACGGATTCTCCAGCAGACTTCGCTGAGATCGAACTGACCAGAAACATGCTGACGACACTGCCTGCCGGATGGGATCTCGGTCAGGTCGAACCGAAGCAACCGGGACCACAATACGAGATGTTCCAGAGGGCTGCACTGCAGTCATTCTGCCGTTGTACGAACATGCCGTATTCACTCGCCAGCGGGTCCGGGAAGGACAGCAACTTTTCGTCATTCAAAGGCGACATGATCAACGTCTGGAAGCCGGAAGTTGAGTGCGAACAGTCCCGGATTGAATGGTCAATCATGGAACCGATTTTCAGCTGGTTCCTTGAGGAAGCTGTGTTTGTTCCGGGCCTGCTGTCTGGCCTGCCTCAGATCAACCAGATTGACCACCGATGGCACTGGCCTGCTCTGCCTGATATCGACGAGGCTTCATCAGCCACAGTCGCTGCGGCAAGGCTGGCAGCTGGCCTGAGTACTCCGACTCAGGAGCATGCCCGACGATGTCAGGACTGGGAGACAGAGGCGGCAAGGGCTGCATCTGACTTCGGAGTTCCGGTTGAGGTGTACAAGCAGGCTGTCTTTGCGAAGACGTTCGGCCTTCAGCCGGGGGCACCGCTTCCGACTGCTGCAGCTGCCTTCCAGCAGGAAGCACTGCCACAGGGCGAATACACGCAACTCGGTCAGAGGGCATTCACGAACAATCAGAAGCGAATCAAGAACGCTCTGGATCAGATGACGTCCGGAGAGGCATCAAGAGTCATGACTGAACAGACTCTGATGTCAATCGGGCTGACTCAGGACAGGATCACCGCTCTGGTCGAAGACGCTCTCCAGGGCGGAATCGCGGACGAGACCATCAGGCAGGAAGTAGCATGAAAACATTCGCACTCGATGCGTATCTCCGGTTGAAAGCGAGTTCTCCGGGACAACCTCGGAGATTCACTATCCTTGCCTACTCAGGCGGGTTGCTGCCGGTAAGTGGCTTTGAATCGCCTGTGGTCGTCGATCTTGCAGGGCTTGAGATTCCGGCCACGATTCCGATTCTGATCGATCACGAGAAGACTGTGGAAGCCACGCTCGGTGTTGCGGACAAGATCCACAACAGCGGGTCGAAGCTGGTGATGACTGGACAGGTCACAGGAACGTCTGTGAAAGCCAGTCAGGTCATCAACATGGCTGCGGCTGGTCATCTCTGGCAGGCGTCTATCGGCGCTCAGGTAATCGAAGAAGAGGGGATTCCAGCGGGAGTCTCCGCGACAGTAAACGGGCAGACGTTCGTCGGTCCACTGATCATTGCGAGGCGGTCTGTGCTTCGCGAAACCAGTGTCCTGCCAATGGGTGCGGACAACACAACTTCCGTGAACCTTGCAGCGAGTGCGGCAAGGCTTTTGAAAGGATCGGGCGCAATGCCAACCTTTGAAGAATACGTAACCTCGCTCGGGTTGGATGTGGCAACACTCACGCCCGAAGCAACAGCAGTGCTGCAGAAGTCGTTCGCGGCAACTCAGGCTCCTGCTGTTCCTGCCCCTGCACCAGTTGCGGCACCAGTGGCCCCTGCTGCCCCTGCAGTCGCTCCAGTGGCGACAGCCGGAGATTCATCCGTCAATCTGCAGGCGGCTCTCACAGACGCACGTAGACAGATTGCTGCGACTTTCCAGCATGCTGCTGAGATTCAGGCGAAAGCTGCCGGACATCCCCGGATTATTTCGGCTGCACTGGAGCACAACTGGTCAATCGACAAGGTTGAACTGGAAGTCATGAAGGCAAGCCAGACTCGCCCGACGTCCTTTGCCAGTGCTGAGAAGAACATCCCGGTTCCTCAGGTTCTGGAAGCTGCACTGTGTGTCGCTCGAAAACAGCGTGGTGCAGAGAAGCAGTTCGACGACAAGACTCTGCAGGCTGCTCACAGCCAGTATCGTGGACGAATCGGCCTTCAGCAGGTCTTTCTGATGGCAGCTGCTGCAAGTGGTATGGCTGTCTCTGTTGGTGACCGGCTGACCCGTGGCCTGATGACTGACATCCTTCGTGCTATGAATCAGGGTGGTCGTGAACTGCAGGCTGCGTTCTCGGTGACCTCACTGACTGGACTGCTCAGCAACATCGCGAACAAAGAATTGCTGATGGGGTTTGAAGACGAAGATCCGACATGGCAGGAAGTTTCCGATATCAAATCGGTTGTCGACTTTAAGACGGTGACGAGTTATCGAATGCTCGACAACATGGAATACGAAGAACTCGGACCCGGTGGCGTGATCAAACACGGCAAGCTGGGAGAAGAGTCCTTCACTCGCAGCGTCAAGACCTATGCGAAGATGTTCTCGCTGACGTATCAGATGATCACCGACGATGATCTTGGTGCGTTTGACGATGTTCGGAATCGCCTCGGTCGCGGTTCTTCCCGTCGCCTGAAGCGATTGGTCTGGACGACGTTCCTTGCCAATCACACTACGTTCTGGACATCAGCCCGAACCAACTACATCGAGGGTGCCACAACCAACCTCGGTACCGATGGTGTTGGCCTGAGTCTCGGGGTGAAAGCGTTCCGTCAGCGGAAGTCTCCACTGATCACAGGTGAAGACGCAAGCTCTCAGATGACTCTGGGTGGACGTCCGACAAAGCTGGTCATCCCTCCTGAACTTGAAGCGGTTGGGGATCAGCTTTACACGGCACGAAACGTTGCCGCTGTCAAGGTGTCGGACGCCAACATTCACGCCAACAAGTACAAACCGATCGTCGTCAATGAACTGTCTGACTCTGCCTATGGTGGGGGATACAGTGCAACGGCATGGTACCTGTTCGGCGATTCCGACAAGCCGGTTGTAACCAGCTTCCTGAACGGTCAGCAGTCTCCGACTGTTGAATCTGCGGACGCCGACTTCAATGTTCTCGGAGTTCAGTTCCGCGGTTATCACGACTTCGGTTGTGACCAGTCCGAGTACATGGCTGGAGTCAAGAGCAAGGGCGCTGCGTAGTAGTCACTCTGTGACGATAGGATTCTGAACCCGCTGGTTGTTTCCAGCGGGTGTCTTCAAACAACATCTGAATTGGAGTGAGTACCATGCCGCAAACGGCAGCAAAAACATATTCAGCTGATGGGGCGATTGACTATACGCCTTCGTCAGCGGTGACTGGTGGTGATGTCGTGGTTCTGAATGGAATCGTCGGCGTTGCACCAAAGGACATTGCGGCGAACGTCAAAGGATCGCTGCTGACAAAGGGAGCTTTTAAGCTGCCGAAAACCACAGCAGCATGGGTGCGAGGTCTCCCGGTTCACTGGGACCCGACCGGCACGCCCGATAGTGGTGATGCAAGTTCCGGTGCGGCGAATCAGTTGGGTGTCGGCACTTATGCCGGTGTCTGCATTGAGACTGCTGCCAGTGGTGACAACTTTGGAGCAGTCGACCTGAACGCTCAGACCAACCTGATGGCAGTTACTGCAGTGACTGCAGCTGGATCAGTCATCGGCGATGCTGCTCAGTTGTCTCAGGGCATCAACGTTGTGACCGGTGCGAACGGAACATTGGGAGTGATCCTGCCTGTTGCTGTGCCTGGTATGCAGGTTGTCGTCAAGGGAGTGACCGCAGGCGTTCTGAAGGTGTGGCCGAAGACCGGTGCAACCATCAACGCACTGTCTGCCAGTGCTGCTCTCAGCATGACGACAGGGGCAATGCCTCTGACATTCGTGGCGACTTCAGCAACTCAGTGGTACACCCTCCCATTGGTGGCAAGCTAATCACATGAGTGATTTTGACGATGCTATCGGAGATATGACGAGCGATCTACTGGCGGAAGCCGGTGGTCAGTTCGTCTATTTCCGTGGCACCGACAAGACCACTGTGACGATGAGGAAGTCAGTCCTGGCACCGATGATCATCGATGCCGGGACTGGCACTCTAGTTGAAGTCCGGCCTGTTGATTTTATCCTCCTCACAGCAGACTTGCCGTACGGAGATCCGCAGGCGGGAGACCAGATCAGATCAGGGCTGTTGACATGGGAAGTGCTGCCGACTCTGAGCGAGAAAGTATTCCGGCGAATCAGTGATCAGATGACTCGGATTCATACGAAACAGATTGGCTGATATGGCTGATGTTCAAAAGTCACCGAGTACAGAAGCGATGCAAGTGATTGTCGATCGGATCAACTCCGGCGACAAGTACGAGCTCGACAAGCCAGCTGAGTACTCGGAAGGGATCATCGACGAGCTTGAAGACATCACTGATCTCAGGATCGATGTGGTGACTGAGAGTGAGACCCAACTGGAAGAGACACTGGACGTTGAAGATCGAACAGAGTTATTCGTGCGAGTGTTTGTTCGGGCAAAGGTCGATGCAGTTGATAACGATACAATCGACCCGCTGAAGTTGCTTGTCCGAAGGCTGTGGCAGAGGCTCAATAATTACGATTCGGCAGATGGCCGAGTGAAGGTCTGGAACTGCGACGTATCGCCGAAGGAAGTCCCGATCAAAACCATCCTTCAGAATCATCGACTGTTCGTTGCAACGCTGCTGCTGAGGATTGAAGTGGAGCCAAGCTGATGTCTGTTCCGATGACTAAAAACAAAGAGGGGGTCTTTCTCACGGGGTACGCCTCGATGATGGATCGTCTTCAGCAGTTGCAGTCACCGAAGGTCAGGGATCGAATCATCAAGGCTGGTCTGGGTGCTGGCCTGAATCGTATCAGGACAGGGATTGCGAAAGAGGCACCGAAGCAAGATCAATCGAAATCATCGGAAGGATCAGATCAGGACAAGCCGACCATCAAAAAAGCGATCGGCCGTCAGATCAAAAAAGGGAATCAGGGTGGTGTCTGGTTTGCGAAAGCCGGGGTCAATGTCGGGCTGAAAACTGGTGGGCCTAAACGGGCACCACACGGGCATCTGGTGGCACTCGGAACGAAAGAGCGATTGAGGAAGCATATCGGTGGACGCTTCGCCTACCTTGATGCTGCTGCACAGAAGAATCAGAGAATGCTGTCTACAGGAACCATGCCTGCTAATGACTTTGTTGGTCGTGGATACCTGAAGACAATCGGGAAGGCAATGTCGACTCTCGAAAGACGAGTCGAAAAGAAGTTGAACGCTGAAGTAAAGAGAATCGAAAAGGCATCAAAAAAGGGGTAGTAATTCATGGCGAATAAAATTAAGTCAAAGGGCACCACTCTGCTGATGTCCATTGCCTCTGTCTATACGGCAATCCCTCAGCTGAAATCGCTGTCAATCAGTGGCGAGAAGTCTGAAACATTCGACGCGAACACGCTCGATGGAACGGCCTTCAAGACGAAGCATCCGACCGGATACGTTGAACCCTGTACAATTTCAGCGGACGTGTTCTACGATCCGCAGAATGCGGTTCATGCGGCGTTCATTGCCCTGGTGGCTTCGACAGTCAATCCGTTCGTCGCCACAAACTTCAAAGTAACTTACGCAGATGCTGGACCCACGTCTGCGATTTACAGCGGCGTTGGGTTCGGCTTTGACAAGTCGGCGAGTCCGTCAGATGGTCTGTCGGGTTCAATGACGATCGAGACATCAGGAGCACCATCGTAATGAAGGCAAAGCTGGTCAGTAACCACTTCGCTGATATGTCCACCATGACAGATGAGCAGAGAACCAAAGTTCGCTTTGCAAAGATGGATCAGGGAAAGCCTGTTGCCATCTACCCGAAGGGGACTGAGTTCGAAGGGGAGCAAGCTCTCGCTCTCTGTCGCAATGGTCAGGCGACTCCCAGCGATCAGGAGTGCATTGACGCACTCGGGATGACTCCGGAACAGTTGACTGATCTCCAGATCAACTACCAGATGGACGCTCTCGGGATCAACAAGAAGG